GTAACGGAACATATGCCGCAGGAACACCAGAAATATCTGGAATGGAACGGTGACCGTTTTCGCAGATGGGCAGATTCGATTGGAATTAACACAAGTAAGGTTGTCGATGCAATACTTACCTCCGGCAGGGTTGAACAGCAGTCCTACAGAAGCTGCATGGGATTGCTGAAGCTGACAGAAAAACATTCGCCAGCAAAACTGGAACAGGCTTGTGCCAAAGCACTTTCCTATTCCGGTAAACCCAGCTATAAAAGTATCAAAAATCTTCTGGCTGCAATGAAAGATACCCCGGATCTCGTGTACGACGAGACGGCAACATCGAAAGCAGCAGCGAAACCACACGGCATCACACGAGGCGCCGGATACTATGGAGGTAAACGATCATGACAAACCAAAGTACCATCGATAAACTTATTGAAATGCGTCTGACTTCAATGGCCGATGCATTCCGCGTCCAACTGGATGATAGCTCCATGAAGGAAGTACCTTTTGAAGACCGGTTCGGTATGCTGGTTGATGTCGAATACAGCAACCGCAAAAACAATCGGTTGAGAAGATTGATTCGGCAGGCTGAGTTTGAACAGCCGGATGCCAGTATGGCAGCAATTGATTATCATTCCGGGCGCAAACTGAACAAAGCACTGATCAGCCGTCTGGCAACCTGTGAATATATCACAGAATACCGAAATATTTTCATTACCGGAGCCACCGGCAGCGGCAAGACTTACATGGCCTGCGCCTTTGGCATGGAAGCCTGTAAGCACTACTATACAGTCCGGTACGTGCGGCTTCCGGATTTGTTGCTGGACTTACAGGCAGCCAGAGATAACGGTACCTTTACCGCTGTTCTGAAGAAATACACCAAGCCAGTATTACTGATTATTGATGAATGGCTGCTTCTCAAACTGACAGAATCCGAGGCAAGAAATCTGTTCGAGCTGATCCATAAAAGACGTAAGAAGTCTTCAACGATTTTCTGTTCCCAGTTTCGCGAAAGTGAGTGGTATCAACAAATCTGCAGTGGTGAAAGCACTCTTGCAGATGCCATCATGGATCGTATATCCTACGATTCTTATAAAATCGATATCGAGAGTATTGATCCATCCAAAGATCTTTCGATGAGAGAAGTGTATGGATTAGATCCGGCTCTTGCTAAGTAATTAAAGAATCCAATAAACTGGGTGGCTCCGTTAGTCCGGACAGGTGGCTCTCGCCACACCGGACTGGCGGCTCCGCCGCACCGTAATAATCAGGCTTTATGTGTGGAACACACAAAATAAGCGTATTCTTTATCTCCTATGACATAGCGTTTACGAACCATATTCTGCCTGCAGTCAGCACATTTGACATACCCAGATAAGGGATACACTGATTCCTCGTCCGGAGCACTTCTGATATCTCTCTTGAGAATCCCCTGGATATTTTCAAAATCCTCTCTACAAACAATAGCCTCATGAGAATTCTCCACACGAATCCAATCTGCTTCTTCCTTTGGCATAACCTTCTTAACATTATAATTCGGCGTACCGCTTTTTCCTTGTACAAGCACACCGGTATAAATCTCATTGGTAAGAATTCTTGTAACAGATACCGGTGACCACATCGCTTGCTTATGTACCTTAAAATTGGTCTGTACCTTCATGCCAAACGACAGCTTATACTCCATAGGACAGAGTACACCCTGCATATTCAGCTTATCTGCAATTCTTCCCTGACTCATGCCTTCTAGCTTCCATTTAAAAATCGCTCTGACCACCTCAGATGCAAATGTATCAACCACAAGCTTATTATGATCCTCTTCATCTTTCAGATAGCCATATACTGCAAAGGCTCCGATAAACTGTCCCTTTTTTCTCTTTATCTCCAGCTGGCTTCTGATTTTCACGGAAATATCCTTACAGTAAGCATCATTGATAAGATTCTTAAAAGGAATAATTAAAGAATCCGACTGATTCTTATCCAGGCTGTCATAACTGTCATTGATCGCAATGAAACGTACTCCCATAAAAGGAAATACTCGCTCAATATAATTGCCTGCCTCTATATAGTTTCTTCCAAAACGAGAAAGGTCTTTGACAACCACGCAGTTCACTTTTCCAGAGCGGATTTCATCCATCATCTCCTGGAACGCAGGTCTGTCAAAATTGACACTGGAATATCCATCATCAGTCTTTTCTGATACAACATGGATTTCCGGATGCTTCGATAAAAAGTCCCTGATCAGAGCTTTCTGATTTGTAATGCTGTAACTTTCAAGCTTATCACCATCATCACGTGACAATCTGGCGTATATACACGCATTGTAATTCTTTGTAATACTCATAACCTTGAATCTCCTTCCTGATTTGCTCAGTCAGAAGCTCTCGGCTTTTCTTTTTAATCCTAAAATATTGACCAAGCTTATCTTACCACAACTGCCACCAAATCCGCTATGACATAATAAATCTGCCGTTTTACAGACTCCTGAGATAATGCTCCATTCTGTCTTCCAGTGTTACATCAGTATCCATAAAAGACATTTTCACTACAGCTTCCCCGCATCTGAAACAGTACGGATTTTTTATCTGCTCCACAAAACTGCGGATTCTCTCTTTCTTAGGCAAAGTGCGGTCTATGGTCACGTCATGGATATCCACAAGTGAATCACGATCCACGGTACGAATATCTACTGCTTTCATTTCTGCTACTGTCATAATTGCTTCCATCCTTTCTGAGATCTACTCTCAAATCCCAGTCAAAGGAATCTTCCGTTTCTAAACCCAATTCCGCACAAAATGTGTTTCATAAACAAAAAAATGCGGAAGCATAAATTTTCTTCCGCAGGTCAATAACTAAGTCTGTTTATTATTCTTTTTTAGGATAAATCGAATTAATCAATTCTCCAAAAGCTTCATTCAATTCATAGCGAGCCACTTTTATAGGATATGTTGAATCACAATCCTTACCAATTGCGCCATCAATTGCCCACATAATTTCATACATAATAGCATCTAGCTTTTCAGCATCAGGGTCATGCAAGTAATCCGTGGTACTATTATAATATGTAAATGCCTGATTTAACAATTCCTTGGAATACTTACTTTCAAGTTCATCCCACACTTTTTTCCTTTCTTCAACCATTCGATCCAAATCAGATAAACACTCATAAAAATAACCGAATGCAGAAGATGACAAGAACATATTTAAAATTCTACGATTGTCCTCTGACTCATAACCAAAATTGACACAAGACTTCTCTCTTCCGGTGATATGTGTTATTGCACCTACTGAAGTCGCATCAAGACCAAGTTTATCTCTTATTGCTGTCATAAGTTTTGTACCATCAGCGTAGTTTTCTTCATTAAGAATGAATCCCAGCTCACATTCAAACACCTCACACATCTTAATAAGTATATCCATTGGAGGCATTAGCGTTCCAGATTCATAATTTGAAATTTGTTTTCCAGATACACCAAGCTTATCCCCAAGCGTTTTCTGTGACCAACCTCTGTTATCTCGTTCGTTCTTTATGATTTTACCTGTAACTTCCGCTGAATATCCCATATGCCCTCCGGTTCTTACCTAAAAAGTAATAGTTTTAATTACCAACTTACTTTACAGTTCCATTTAACTGAATTATAATAAAAATATCTTAAAAAGTCAACCACGAATAGGAGGGAATCAAGATGAGAAAGCTTATTGTTGAAGCACCAGAATTAAAAGAAGGCCAGATTGACAGCTCAGGTGGAATTCGCGAAAACGGAAGGATATCAGTTCAGTATAAGAATCCAGTCCCATATGTTGAGCCTAAAATGCCACCAGCAGTTTCTCAAAAAGTATATACCCAAAAAGATATGCTGAAAGATCAGGCAAAAAACTTTGCTCTAAATGTAGGTACTGATATTGTAACAATACTCTGGTATGAGTATGGTCGACCTTTTTTACAAGCCAAATTGCATCAATTAGGTCAAAGAGCAATTACTTACCTTGAATCACCTTCAAAAACCTCTCAGATGATTACAAACCAAGAATCTAAGGCGCCAAGCATTATTGATGCAAACAATGTAGAAATACAGGAAGCAGATAACTTTGAGGAAAATGAAAAAATCATCTGCTTCCCCCCAAAACGTGTCAGCTAACTTTTTCACAATAGTCCAAGCTGATCCAACCCGCTCCCGACTTAAGTTTACCCCATCCAAGTATTGAGCCACAGCCACTCTTCACTTGGATGATGGTAAACACCCCGACACCAGTATGATTTCCAGTCTTCGCCGTATTCGTTCCTGCGCCCTTCCTGATATTCAGATCATCAATGCTGACCTTCACCAAGAACGGACACTCTGCATTAGAAAACTCCCCTATAGAACCCTTACCACCCGAAACCTCAGCTCCATACACAGCCTTTCCATTCCAGTCATACACCGTATATCCGGAATGCTTATCCGCCATAACCTTCGCATTATCCAGCACACTATACGCTCCAAGTTGAGAAGCCGCATCCGCCCAGGACTTTCTGACACGATAATACTTCACCACATCAGATGCCTCGCCCTTCACATCATACTGAGTCAGTTTCCATCTCTCAATAATGCTGCAAAGCTTCTCCACATAAGTAAGGCTTGTCGCATATCCGCCGTCCTTTAGAATCTGCACCGCCTTCTTATAATCCGTGCATCCCTTAAGTCCTTCATATCTCAGTTTGCTTCCATTCATGGCACCAAGCAGATAAGCACTATCCTCAGTCCCGGAAGCATCGGCTCCATCACTTCCAGCTGCATCAGAACCACTTTCCGGCACGACAATCGTTCCTTTTGCAACTGCTGACCGCTCCACCGCATCCGCCTTCACATCCACAATTACCTGCCCGAAGAACTGGGCATGATTTTCTTCACTGGTGGCAAACTCAATGCTTATAATCTTCGCATTCACCTCAGCCACCGTATAAGCTGACGCATTGGTAAAAGTATGAATGCCTATTTTCCCCGCTTCTATCTGATTCAACAGTCCGGAAATATTCTTATCATTCTTACTTTTTGCCTGCGCCAGTCTTGTATTCTTTCCAACACCCTTTAAAGAATGCTTGCCGCCAATCTTGCACTGCATGGAAGTAATGGCAGATATCCTGTCTCCATCTGCCTGACCGCCCACAAACCGGATCACATCTCCCAGATCCAAGGCAGAATTTCCAATGGTATCAGAATCAAATGGCACATAATCCACCACTGCAATATCATTCAGGATATTAGTACACAGCTGCTTCCTTGTCTCATCCAGACCAAACTGCAAAAGCGGATTTACCCCAAGATTCATAGTCAAACCATCATCCGGATCCAGATGATAATACTCTGCCATCTCCGTCCTCATGTTGGTAGAACTGACCGCCGTATACCTCGTAATAAAATCCGAAAAGCTGGATGAAAACCGATGCTTACTCTCCACTGTCATCACTGGCTCATTGCCGTACTTCCTAAATTCCAGCTTTCCATATCTGTTAATACAGAAAAACCCACCAAGAACCTGCCCCACATAGTAGAGCACATCCCGGTAGGTCTCAATATCATTATCCGTATAGATGGAAAGCATCTCTGTACCATTCGGCATCGCCTCAATCTCACTCTGGGACTGGGCAAACTCCACGGCACAAGACTTACAGCAAAGACTGATAAAATCATACGCCGTTCCAACAGTCTCAAATCCATTAAAACTCTTCTCAAACCGTAGCATAAAATCGTAGGCTTTCAGCTCCAGACATTTCACCGTCCTGTTTGCCTCCGACACCTCAAAAATTCCCATCGGAACTTCTTCATAGCTGCCATCCGCAAGCCGCAGATGATAGAACAGCTCCACCAGAGCATCTTCAAGTGTGTACCTGTCAATCTGCGAAAACAGGGTAATCCCTAGCTCTGCAGAATATACTGTTCCCAGCTCAATCTCTGTACTTCCGCAGCACTGGGAAGAAATACACCCACTTCCCTTCACAATATCCTCTGCCCCGAACTCATGAACCACACCCTTTTTCGTTGTAATCTTTCCAGTCCAGTAATATCTCCTTGTGTTCTCCTGCACCGCCTGCAGGAATGCTTCACTCACCGGATACAAGAAACCACCTTCCTTCTATATCGTCTACCACTGACAGTCTTCTTTGAATACATTCAACTCAAAAAGGAGCATCTGCCACAACAACAAATACTCCTTATATACATTTACCTATTTGATTGTCACATAAGTTCGCAATCTTTTAAAATCTTCTCAATAATCTCCCAGATTGCAAGGGATGGATTTTCTTTGTAATAAGAATACCCCTTATACTTATGAAGCGTATATCCGTTTTCCTTATTACGGTTCATTATACTTTTTGCTCGTGAAACTGCCTGTATGACACTGTTTAAATCTAACTGTTTCAAACATCTTTTAAAATTATCTTCGTGCTTATATTCGTCCATACTTTCAAAATGCTCACCATATGCACGATTAATTGGTGCCAGATAATTCTTTCGATGACTCTGTGTACCATTACAATCTGCCTTATGAAGAATAATCCATAGATCAAATGTAAAATTACTGTAACCGAATTTATATGTAATCTGCTTTCCCAGACTACTCGCTGCCTTCATATTATCCATAGTCTCACGAAACTGTTTAACATGAATCTCTTCATCACTTTCATAATCAGAAATATGCCAGATCTCTGTTTTTCCAGTAACCACCATAGACTTAGCTCTCTTCATCGGATTTTTCTGTACGGGGCAATCTAAAGAAACTTTATGTGTAGCTGTTTCTGTAGCATTGATGATATCTTGGAGCCATTTCAAATACCACTGTTCTGTTTCGCCTTCCACACTAAAATAGTACTTGTTCGTTGTTTTCATTTTCGCCATATCAGATTCCTACCTCATTTACAGAAACGAATTCTTCAAATAGTGGTGAAAAATCAACATCTTTAATAGCACCATACTGACTGATGAAATAATTTTTCATGTAATCCTCATGTTTACGCACACCTCTTTCTCCAGAAGTTCCAAAATCAGAAAGTGCGTAGAGAATACTTTCATGTGTATCATCATCACGTTCCACAAACTTGACCTCATCTCGCCTAAAAAGATTTGAATTCAAGAATATTGGATTATGCGTATTAAAAATCAGCTGTGCACGATGGATGTTAATCTCATCATTGTGGAAAATATTTATTATACTCATAAGTGCCATCGGATGAATGGAAGCATCAAATTCATCTACAACCAATGTTCCACCCGTTTGAATTGCCTGGAGTACAAGCGGGAACATATTGATAAAACGAATTGTTCCATATGACTCAAATATTTCAGCCGCCATAGCAACACTTTTTCCATTATCTACATTCTTAATAATAGAACAAAGCTTTGCTTCTGTGTCATCGTCCTTGACAATATACCCTACCGCATTGGAATTAATACCAAATATCTTTGCAGCTTCATCCGTTGTCTTCTCAACAAATACACCTTTCTTTTGTGGATCAGAGAAACGTTTAATCAGCTGCATGGAATCTGCTCTGTAAATTACCATAAACTTATTAGCAAACCAATTTTGTATCAACTCTGCAAGTTTTCTGGAAATCATTAATTTAAAACCATTCATTAAGAACAACTCTTCCTGATCCAGACTATTTTGTGCGATGCCATATATACCAGCCATATTATCAGCGATTCCACTCTGATAAAAATCTTCAAGCTTCTTTGAATAATTTATTGTAAGCTTCTCACCACGTTCAAACACATCGATCCCATTTACGGTAAGTTTTTCCATCTCAATTTTGCGAGAATAATTTGTTTCCAAGAATAATCCAATATCCATGTGCATAGCATATTGAATACGATTTCTATCTTCCATAAAATCGATATAAAATTCAACTGGCTTTCTCTCTGTCAATGTATTATTGGGAATCAACTCCAAAGAGGTAGCTGCCTGATTCGGAGACTGTCCTTTCTCTTCTGAATTACGGATATTCCCCTGAAGCACTATTGACCGCATAGTGTCCATAGCTCCGATTACATTCGTCTTTCCTGATGCATTCGGGCCATATATTACTGAGGTACTAAGACCTTTCACTGTATTTCTTCCAATTTTTTTCTTTAACAGACTATAATCTAATCCAGTCTGCCAAGGAGCCGGAATCATAGAAAAGGATGCCTCTTCCACAAATGACTTATAATTTTTTACTTTAAAATCTAGAAGCATATATTCATCTCCTCTTTACATTGCCATTGCATTTTTTTGCAAACCACAATCATATTATACCTCTATTTCACGTAAAAATTCAATATCTTTTTACTTGTTTGCAATTTTTCTGCAATTAAATCATACATACCGCATCAAAACTCCTTCAACGTAAAACTCACCGTCCACAATCCCTTATAACTGGTATCCTTCACCAGCTTACTCTTAAACCCATCCACATACATCTCCGTCTGCCTCTGACTTGCAGTTTCCGGATCAAAAAATTTAACTCTTATCTTCTCCTGTTGTTTAAATCCAGTCAGAATCCGTAACCACTTCTGTGTAACAGAAAAGGAAACAGAGATGGTGACAATGCCTGTCCGCACCACATCTCTCTGCACGGTTCCGGCTTCTGTTTCTCCACCAGAGTCTGCTTCCTTATCTGACATCTCTACTTCATAACTATCTGGCAAAGGAAGATCCACGCCGTCGAAATTCAAATACTGAAAAAATGCCATCGCTTACCTTCCCCCCACTTCTTAGATTTGCTCTCTGCTGAGCATTCACAATCACTTCATCCAGCATCGTACCGCCAAGATAAACCGGAATGACGATATCACCACCGCCGCCATTCACACCAGATAATCCCTCACGAATAGCACCTACCAGTGAAGACAAATCAGCACTCGAAACTGAACCGCCGCCTGCCATTGCCATCTGACCAGAACCAATCTGAGGATTGATAATCATATCCGATGCCAGACCGTTCACGGCATCCTTGACCATCCCCTTACTCTTTTCAATCCCCTTTGCCAGTCCGGACATAAAATCCGGCATCCAGCTCTCATAATCCGTAAGCGGACCTTCATCCGGAACAGAGAAATGCAGGAAGGACTTGATGGTCTCAGCCACATTTCCTACCGCATCCTTCACTTTACCGATGCAGGACTTAATTCCATCCACAATCCAATTGATGATATCCGAACCCCACTTAAAGGCATTGGAAGCCAGCCCGGTAATAAACCCGACCGCCTTGTTAAATCCATCCTTGATGGTGTTATAGATACCGCTGACCGTACTCTTGATGCCATTCCACATAGCAGAAAATGCACCGCTCACCGCAGTCTTGATTGCATTCACCACTGTTGTCACAGTCGTCTTAATGCCATTCCAAACCGTAGTGATGGTATTCTTAATGCCATTCACCGCAGTCGTAACCACCGCTTTGATTGCATTCCAGATGGTTGTAAAGACCGTCTGAATTGCTGTCAGCACCGTAGTTATCACGGTCTTTATCGCATTCCATGCCGTACTCAAAAATGTACTGATTGCCGTAACAACCGTTGTCACCACCGTCTTAATCGCATTCCAGATGGTACTGAAAAATATAGAAATCGCCGTCCATACGGTAGTTGCCACCGTCTTAATCGTATTCCATGCCGTGCTCAAAAACGTACTGATGGCATTCACAACCGTAGTAAATGTATTCTTGATTCCTTCCCAAAGCCCGATAAAGAATCCGGCAATCGCATTCCATACAGTTTCAGCTGTAGCCTTGATTTCTTCCCACGCCGCAGAGAAAAATTCTTTCAAACCTTCCCATACCGCAACTGCAATCTCCTTGACATTCTCCCACAAATCAATCCAGAACTGTCTGAATTCCTCATTGGTATTCCAAAGATAAATGAATGCTGCCACCAGAGCCGCAATGGCTGCAATAATCAGCACAATCGGATTGGCAAGCATTGTGGCATTCAGTGCCGCAAACGCTCCCTGCACCGTCTTGATCACCCCGGCAACCTTAGGAACAATCGTCATAATCGTACCAACCGCGCTGATAACCTTACCGATAATAATCAGTACCGGTCCCAGAGCTGCCGCCACAAGTGCAATCGTTACAATGGTCTGCTTCACCCCATCCGGCATACTGTTTAATACATTGATAAATCCCTGCAGGAAAGAAACAATATTTTTCACTGCCGGTAATAAAATCTCTCCAAAAGAAATGGCCAGCTCCTGCAACTGAGATTTCAGTATCGTAAGCTGACCTTCCAGGTTATCATTCATGGTGTCCGCCATATGCGCCATGTTGGAATATCTTCTTGTACTGTAAGTCCCTCATAAACCTGCTGTCCTATAAAAAATACCGCTACTAATATAAAGGTAAGTGGTATTTCTCCTTCCTTAAAGCCCGTAAAGGAAGAAAGCAATATACGAGTGATAGGTCATGAATATAAGTTTTCCCTTTTCATGGTACCCCTCCTCTTCTATCCCGATTATAGCATATATCGGTTTGGAAATCTGCATATTTGTGTCATTTTTCCAGAGCTGTAGAAATTCAAAAGGAAGTACTATATTTGCTGTTTTTCTGCATTTTCTCTAAGCAACTCAATAATCTCTACTTCATTAATTTCATTTTCTTCTTAGAAGTAGAGATCTCACTATTTCAATGCCAACGCTCATTCTGATATGACTCCGTTACACCATCAATCTCAAACAGAATTTGTTGAATAACGTCCATAGCCAGCTTTCTTACAAGCTTGTTATGATACGACTGATTGTAATAATTTCTAAGGCAGTTATAGCAAGATGTATTTTCATCGCAGCACCCTTTACTACCCTTATTCAATCCAGCTTTAAGAGAACCCACAATTGCTTCCTTGCTAAGCAGTCTCTTTACATGTCCTGCTCCACCTGGCACATTATCATAAAGTAAAATATCAAAGCTCTGCATAACTAAGTTATGTTCCAATACACCATCAATATCTGTTCTTTCAATACCTAATGCAATGCTGACGCCTTCAAGAAACGTATAAAGGAATGACAAAGCTTGATATCTTCTTAAGTTCAATCAGGTTGATTATGCAGTTGAGAACGGTGAATTCACGTATCAGGCAGGCTCATGGAGTCACCCACGAAGGGTGGTCTTTAAAACCGAAAATCCCTATGGTCAGATGGTTCATCTGTATACATTTATTGTCACAACCATGGAGATGGAGTCATATAAGGTCATCCAGTTTTATTATGGTCGCGGTAAGATGGAAAACTTCATCCAAAAAGACAAAAGCGGTTTTGATTTTGTTTCTGTAAGCAACCAGCCAAAAATAGTGAATGTAAACCGGCTTCTAATCCGTGATCTTGCATACAACTTACTCAATTGGTTCCAACGGTTGACTCTTGCTGTCAGCATGAGAAAGCAGCGAGTCGATGCCATCCTTTTAAAACTGCTAAAGATTGCCGCAAGGGTAGTCACCTCAGCAAGATATAAATATTTCAAACTGTGTAGCAGCTACCCATATAAGAAAGAATTTTATGAGACACTGGAAAATATCCAGCTCCCGCAACCACAGTTTGATTAGCAACGATTCGTGCACCTGGATAACCTTAGAATCCTTTTCTTTTGCGACGACAGGTGGAGTCTACCCTTTTTCAGGACTGTTACCCGTTGTCAATCGGATTCTTGACGGTTTTTTTGGCTAATGCGACAGGGCAGTCACAAGTTAAACTGCCGTAAAAAATTTAGGTTTAAAATCTCCAAAAGACTAAACACGCCGATTTTATCATTCGGATAACTACCAACGTATCTATATCTTAAAGTTGTTTTATTTTTCTTTAATCTGTTTTCTCAACTCTTCTAGGGACAATGTCCTATTTTTGTTCCTATGGATCATCTTGTGGCAATTAGAACATACCATAATAAGATTAGTAACTGGATTTTGAAGTCTGCTCGCCCTCACATAATGGCCTTATGTGATGAACTTCTATGTATTCATGACCAATTTTTCCATGGAACTCCTCGAAGTCAAAACAACATATTTTGCACCTATATCCTCGAATCTCATCTGCTGCAGCTCTAAGAAGCTAGTTACTCTCATATCGTTTTCCGTAATAATATACTTTCTGTCCTTCAGTACTTGATCCAGCACGAATCTTTCCTTGTTTTGAATCAAGATTGCGAACTCGTTTCGCAATTACCTATAACTTATTTCTTTTTTGCAAAAATAGCAAATGCTGCTCCAATCAACAATATTATAATTGCCAATGGAGGATATACAAACAAGCATATAACAAAAACAACAAACCAAAACATATTTTTCCTCCTCTTAGTTATATAATCTCTAAGCCGCTAAATCAGGGTCTTTCAGATTCCTTTTTTATTAAAATCCCCCACTTTTTTTGTCAAAAACACTTGACAAACATCTCAAAAAATGCGGCGCTTCGCGCCCTTAATTATTAAACACCGTCCCCCACGGCGGCGGCAAATATTTTTTGAGATGGAGGCGATTTTATGTTACCTGTTAACTGTGGCAATCATACTGACTACCAGAATTATCCATTTGGACCGCCTCCTATTCTTTGAGTTTGGCTTGCGACACCATTCTCATTGTATCGTAGGAGGCTTTTTATGAATATCCTTATCGTTTCCACTTACACTATTCTCCCCAGCATAACTGGGGGATTGGGTTTTTCATTTATTAAACGCCTTTGTAAGGCAACTCATGCAATACATAGCGTCTTCATCAATGTATTTTTTACATTCCAGACACTTATTTGAGTGGGTGGTACAGCAGTTTGTGTCGCCAGAAGAAGCAATGTAATTATTACATCCAGAGTGAGCACATTTTGTGGTTGCCGTTCCGTATTTATTTGTGAAGGAAGCACTTGAAGATCTGGTTGAACTACTCTTCGATGAAGAAGAGGAGTTGTTTCCAGTACAAGCAACTAATGAAAGGGTTAACATGGCAACTAATAGTAAAGATACAATTCTTTTCATTTGGATTCTCCTTTTAATAGATTTCATTTAACGCAAGCGCAACAAGTAACAATAATCCGCCTTCTTGAGAACACGCATAGCGACGCATCTCTGCACCATCAGCACATCCGCTCCATTGATGAAAATATGTGTCAACTGAGTCTAAATTCTCTGGATTAAAGCCATTCCTATCGAAATAGTCTTTATATTTGCTGTATAAAGCAGACGCTATTCCGGATTCCATGGTTTCTTCCACATAGCTACATGATTCCTTTTTTCCTGTACCTACTAATTCCAACAAAGTCAACAGAAAGACCCTTAGTCCATTTATTTTTGCTGCATTCATTGGACAACCTCCTCCTTTCAATTTTATAATCTCTCGGAATCTCTAAGCCGCTAAATCAGGGGTTTTCAGATTCCTTTTTATTAAAATCCCCCACTTTTTTGCCAAAAACACTTAACAAATATCTCAAAAAAATGCGGCGATTCGCGCCCCTTAATTATTAAGCACCGTCCACGGTGGCAAATATTTTTTTGAGATGGAGGCGATTTTATGTTACCTGTTAACTGTGGCAATCATACTGACTACCAGAACTTTGTTGTTGATAATCTTCGCAAATATTATCCTAATCCTGATGCACTTCCCCGCGCTACCCAAGACATCATTGACCGTTTTGGGAATCTTGACCTTTCCTATTACTGATGAGTTGATGTCCAATTTCAATCAAATCAATCCATTTTATAAGTGTGCTCTTTCGAAGGATCATACGTGCAGTAACCCTATATGACTCTTTACGTTTTGTAACATCTTCAAAAATGAAAGCGTAATCATCCTCAAGACCAATATCCACCATATTTAATCTTCCATGGGCAAACGCATTTCTCAAATGATAAAATACGCTCATAAATTGATTTTTCTTATTATTGTAGACAGCTATTCTTTCTACTCCAGGATTAGTCATTATATCTTCAAGTAAATCTGCCTTCTCTAGTGCTTGTCTCATATCGTTAATAGTTTGAGCAGAAAACAACAAATCACCATTAGTCGATGTGGCTTTCAACTTACGTTGAAGATACTGTGGCTTTCGCCACGGTGCATCCCATCCATACTCGCCCAAACTTTTAGACATGGCACTAAGTTCACTGCAAGGAGAATGAAATACAAAAAAAGTTACAATCCTATTTAACTCTGCGTTGTTAAATCTTTCAGGCACAATAAAATCTAACCAAATAGGATGAAACTCTACTGTAACAACTTCACTTTTTTTATTTATCAAAATTATTCACACTCGTTTCTCTTATATTTCTCATCTTGTAATTATTCAATATTTGATTGCTTTTTCAATCATTCGAAGTAATGTAAACGGCAAGTAATTATTTTCCGAGCTGTTCTTGAGCCCACTTAAAGTTATTGTAACAATTCTTGCACATACTTGTTCTTGCAATGCTCATAAAGTTTCCACCTGAGTCTCCAGCTTCCCATGAACGACCACAAGACGTACATGTATTTGTGCTTGTGCTATGGCTATGGCTACCTGATGATCCAGAGCCACCACCCGAACATGATGCCGTGCCAAGCATCACAGAAATAACAATGATAACCACTATCATTATTCCACCGGGTTTGTTTCCACCACCATTACTAGGACTAGTATTTTCTTCCATTTTTATAATCCGCCTTTCTGCGAAAGGCACCAATGGGGTTATGAAACCTGTTGGCTAACCTTTTCGCTTTATAATCTATTTTCCTTCTGATATTATCTTCTTATAAGACTGACACACTACAGAACACGT